GAGATTCTTCCCGGACTTACGGAAAGCGATTAACGAGATCCAGAAAAACGTTATTGATTCAGAGCTGTGTATTGCTAGCATTAATAGCGATAACGAGCTGCTCGAAACAGTCTACAAAAAAATAGTAAGTAAAAAGAGTCTTGAAGCTAGAAAGTATCTAATTGAAAATGAAGATAGATTTCAAGGTGACTATGATACTTTACTAGCTAACTTCTTAAACTATATCTATAATACTAATCTACAAGATGCACAGAAAAAAGCGTTTATAGCTAATATAGCTGATCATTTATATAAGAGTGCTTTTGTAGTAGATAAAGAGATAAACGCTTTCGCGTGTCTAGTTAATCTAGAAAAATGTATATAGGAGTTACTCTCCCTTACGAGCCTTTTGCTCTTTCTCGTAAGCTTTTTGAAATGCAGTTCCTGCTTGACCCATGAACCCGCCTAGTCGAGCTTGAGTAGCTGCTAGTGCTTTAGATGAGGCTGTAGCTCCTATTGCAAGTTTAAGCTGCTTTATAGTAATATCGTCGAGTTTCTTTTTCTTTAATCTTGAGTCTGGTGACGCTTCAATATGGGCAGCAAAGAGATCTTCTAATTGAGAAACATGATTCAAAAGTTGAGCTTTTCGTTTTGCTGCTTCATTCTTATCTACACCAGCCTTATACATCCCTTTAACGTTATCCTTAACTTGACCTGCTGCAGCTTTTGCTCCAGCTCCAACTCCAGCAGCAACATTTTTAGCTCCTTCTACTGCGCCTTTAGCGGCATCCTTAACACTTTTACCGGCTCCTTGAACAGCTTCTTTCCCGGCTTTAAGTACATTTCCAACACCAGATGCTGCACTACGTAGTTTGCCTAAAATCTCCTCTAAAACATCTAACTCCATAGGAGTAGCATTTTCTATTACTAACCGTACTTGATCGACTGTTAAATTAGAAAAATTTTCTTTTAGTTGAGTTGCTTGATAAGCTTGCTCTAGTAAGAGCGAATCTGAATGTCTTTTCATATTAATATTTAGTAAGAGCTAGGCCCTTTTGTTAAATCTCCGAGATACTGCTGTGTGTATGAAGTAGCAGCTGGAGAAGGAGTAACTGCATCTGATGGAATATCTACATTACTATCAGGCAACGCTCTTTCTGAGTTACCATCTCTGGCTTCTGGAGCTTCAGTTGTTTCAGCTTCTTCTGGCTTAATAACAACATTGCTTTTCCTCTTAAATGCATCAGGAATAGGAGGTAAATTTGGATAAAATTCTTCTGATTGTCCTAAATTACTAGGAATAGATACGTGATGCGAATATCGTCCTCCTCCATCATCAAGAGCCAAGTCTAATACAACGTCTAATGTTGTTGTATCTGTATTAGCAGGATATCTTGCTGAAGTTGTATCCTTAATACCTACTACTCTTACATGCTGACCAGAATCGATCATTTGCTGTAAAAGCTCTTGGGTATTGGTACCTAAAGATTTAAATTCATCCGTGCTTTTAAAGTTATCATTAAATTTAAAAACATCTCCTACAAGAAAGCCTCCACGCTCATATCTTCTCATATAAGATTCATGCAAACTTACAAACTTTTTATCGGCCATATGATTATTTATGCCAACTTGCAAATAATCACACGTTATATAAAAATTCTTTTATAGTATTATATGCTTCGAATACTTCAATATCATCTTTACACGCGGGCTTTACCGGTCTCTCATATTCGAACCTATGAGAAGTATGCGCATCAACAGTTTCGATAAAAGATATACCATCATGATGAACCTTGTTATAACGAGGTAGATCAAGCTCAATAAAAATCGCACGCTTCAAAGCATTAGCTAGGTCTTTATGATCAACATCAACTTCAGTAACAAGTTTTCCTCTAATCTTCATATCTAATTATATTATAGTTCCTTAATAAGCATATGCAACATTAAATATAATAAATGGCCTTGATCAAATTAACAGATACAGCAGTTAGTAATTTAGATAACAACTCGCTAAAGCAAGGATATCTTTATAAAGATTTGTTTTTAGATTTGGAAACTTCTGTTTATTATAATAATCAGTTTAATAAATCTACTATACTAAAAGACGTACAAGGTTTATATGATGAAAATGCTGTTCTTAACAGTATAGCTAACGTTTTTTTAACTGCTCCAGGTCAAAAGATATTAAGTCCTGAATTTGGTTTAGATTTAAGAAGATATCTATTTGAACCTATAAGTGATTTTAGTGCATTTGCCATTAAAGACGATATACAAAATAGATTACCTTTAATGGAGCCTAGAGTCGAAATAGAAGGCGTAAGTGTTATTCCTAATTCAGATGATAATGAGTACAGAATTAACTTACAAATAAACGTTCCTTCTTTAGATGTATATGGGATCTCAGTGAGATCGGTATTAAATAACAACGGATATATTATATTTTAATTATGGCTACTCCTAACAATAATGATAATGAATTTTTAGAATTCAATTTACCTCAAAACGCCTATGTAGCTTTTGATGCAGTAACTTTAAAAGATTACATAGTTAATAGACTTAATACGAATGAAAAGTTTACTGACCAAAATTATGATGGTAGTAATTTAGCTGCAGTGATAGATATCATAGCATATTCGTATCATGTATTGCTATTCTATTTAAATAATACTGCAAGTGAAGTAAATTTTGATCAAGCTTCTATCTATGAAAATATGAATAAGATAGTTAAGCTTATAGGTTACAAGCCTGCAGGTAAACAAACTTCTATTGTACCTATAAATGCAGTTGGTTCTGCTAGTATGGGGTTAGGTAACTACACTATTAGAAAAAACTCTTACTTTTTAGCAGATGGAATTCAATATAATTTTACTGATGATTATTCTTTTAATAAAAATACTTCTGGTAGTGAAATTATTAAAAGCTTAAATGATTCGGTAATTTTATATCAAGGATCTATTAAGGAATATCCTGATTATACTGCGCAGGGTGAAGAGTTCGAGCTAGTACCTATAGTAGTAAAAAATATAGTTGATAATCAAACTGAAAAATTTATTGCTGATAATACAATTGACGTTTATGTAAAAGAAATAGAAGATAATACATACTATCTTTATAAAGAAGTAGATAGTTTATACCTTTCTGATTCTACTGATAGAGTATTTGAAAGACGTTTAAATGAAAACGGATTTTATGAAATAAAGTTTGGAAGTGGAGTTTTTGGTAAGCAGTTAAAGAGGGGGGATATAGTGTCTATAAACTATATTCAATCTGATGGCGTTGAAGGAGTAATTAGTAAAAATACTATCAATGGTAACTCACTCTTTGTATATGACTCTATTAGACAAAGACAGATTTTCGAAGATACGTTTGCTAACAAAAATGAAACAATTTTTATAAACAGCTCAAATGCTTCTCTTCTTACTATTAATAATCCACAAAATTCCACTTCACTATCTGATGAAGAAACAGTTGAAGAAATTAGAAAAAATGCACCTAAGTCATTTTCGTCACAATTACGTCTAGTTAACGAATCGGATTACACTTCGTTTTTAGAAAAGAATTTATCAAACGTACTTAATAGTATATCTGTAGTTAATAATGATTCATATATTAATGAATATATACAATATTTTTATGACATATGCGTTGATCCAAATAAAGTTAATAGAGTTTTAATAAACCAAATTAACTTTGCTGATTCGTGTGATTTTAACAACATTAATATTTTTTGCGCGCCGAACTTTACGGTAACACAAGATAATTTCTTTCCTCCATATCTTTCTGAATCATTTAAAAATTTAATTATAGAAACTTGCAAGGATAGAAAGATGGTTTCAAATACTGTTGTACCTAGAGATCCAATTTATATGGCGTATGGTTTAGGATTTACTAATACATCTGATTTGAATAAAGATTTGCTTGAAGATACAAATTTATATTTAGTTAGAGAGATTAATAATAAAATAAACAAAAATACTTTAAGCAGTAGAGCTGCTAATTTAATAAAATCTTTCTTTGATCCATCTAATAATAAACTAGGACAGAATATAGATTTAAATAAATTAAGTAACGATATACTCTCGCTTGAAGGAGTTAAAAGAATTTATACAAAAAATGAAACTACTGGTAGTAGTATAGATACTGTTTCATTTTTATCGTTTAATCCTTTATATGAAACTAGTGATATGACTCTGGTAAATCAAAATATAACTTTGCCATATTTTAAATTTCCATATTTATATTCTCCTTTTTCATTAACGAAACGTATTAAGGTTGTAGATGAGTAATATTAAAACAGACTATGCTATTTTTGATGTCATAGATTATAAAGGAGAGGCGAAACTTTCTTCGTATAATTTAGACATTACTCCTCTTACTTTTAAGGCACGAATACCAGAAGATAATAGTAGAGAGGTGCCTCTTAATAATCAAAAAATAACATTTGACTTTGGAGATGGTAGCTTCGGTAGTAACTTAAGTAGTTCACATGTATATGAATATCCAGGTGAATATACAGTACGTATGATTATAAGAGATTGTAAGAATAACTCTATTCTAGCTTCTTATAGTGATTCAGTACATATTAAAGATTATATCACTAATACCTTTACATTAAGCATGCCACCTGGTGATATTGCTAATTCTAAACCGGCTCTAGTTTTATCAGCTGGTGAAATATCTGGTCCTATTACAGTTACTTCTAAATCGCCGTTCTATCAAGATTTTCAAGAAATATATTATAGTATATCAGGAAACGAATATAAAAATTATTTTAATTTATCTCCTAATAAATTTAACTCTCTTAAGAAATATTTTTCTATATATGAAAAGTCATATCTTCCAACTTTATCTAGTTATGAATTTGTTGAAATAGATAAGATATCTTTATCATCAACTGATATTTACGCCAGATTAACTTCTGATGGTGCAATAGTGGCTGGTCTTAGTTCTAGCTTATCAAGTGTTTATGTAGGGAGTTCTGGTAGTAAAGAAATTTACGTAAAAGCAGAAGACCAAGATACACCTATTAATATATCGTTTTTTAAAGATAGAGAAAATATATTTTCTAATAGTCTGAAGGGATATAAAAATAATAATTATACCAATAATTTTGATATTACTTTATCCTCTTTTATTAGTCCTACTTCCGGGCAGACATTAAGTGCTATAAAATTTACTTCAACGGGTATAACTGGTGAAGGTATAGAAAAAGAATCCTTTGCAATTAGTAAGACTCAATATAAAGGTTTAGGAATACCTTTTATTATTACCCCAGTTAATAATGATAACTTTACCATGAAGTCACTTACTGCAGGTACTCCTACTTTTGTTTTATTATCTGGAGCTTCAAGTAATATTTACGATGATAATAATATAGTTCAAAGTACATACTATACTATAGAGAGTTTAGCTAATTCATTATCTAATATAGATACTGATTTTTGGTATCGAGGAATGCTAACCTTTAATGATAATCTTTCATCAACTTCAACTAGATTAACTTTAAGTGCAAGAAATCAATATACATTTAACACCAACAGCTCATTACTTTCTACAGTTAATGGGTTAGTTACATTTTCCGCCTATCCTAAAGATTTCTATAATTTTTATAAACAAAATGAAGATTTTGACTTTGAACAAAATATAAAAGATATGAGATTTCAGGAAATATTATTAGATAAAAATATTTTCTTTGATGATTTTGTAGGCACAATATTTGGTAATATTAGTAGTAGGTATGATATTCTTGGTAAAAAGCTTTATGAAAAGGTTTTCAATTTTGTTTCAAATAATGCCGATATCGATATTTGTGATGTTAAATCTCTAATAAGTTTAGCATCTTTAACTGATGATAATGGAATTGTTTTTGATAGAGCTTTAGCTCAAGAACCCGAACAGGTAAAGAGATTTATAGATACTTTAAGTATTAACTATAATAAATTTAGAGGTAGTAAAAATAAATTTGATGAAAATTATGATCCTAAAGGTACTACAACAAAAGAAATAAATGGAAGAAATCTTGGACCAGAAGTAAGCTCATTAACATATGAAGTTACTGCTGGTAATGATTTAGTAGCTTATGAAAAATATAGTAACACTTATTTACGATTAAATACATTTCAGCCTTTAAGTGCTTTAAGTGGGTTAAATACAGGTGGAGGAGCTAAAAATGCTAACACATATATGCTTAGTGATTATAGTACTGCAGTTACTAACTCTTCTCTCAGTGGAGGTAATACTTGGGGCTGGCCTCTAATACTACCTAGTACATATGATATAAATACGGTAAATAACTTCTATGAATTTTATTCACTTTCTGCAGTAACTGATAATACCATTTTTAGTGGTTTAATTGATTATAATAGTGGATTAACTACTGTTAGTTTTGACGAACCTTTAGAAAATCTAGAGGGTGATGATAATATCTTTGATATTAACATACGAAACTCTTTATTTAGTAGTCTATCCCTATTTTAGAGATAAATATGTTTAATGGATAACATTACTACAGGGTTTCCAAATGTAAACCAGTCTATAACTAATCCTAATGTAAATAGTGATGAAGCATTAGATAAGTTTGCTCCATACTCTTTTATTAAGTTTATAGAAACAGTTAGTGAGAGCTATAAGCCTGAAACTTTAACTGCTTTTTATAATAATTACATTAACACATGGAATAGTAGAAGCGTAGCGTTGAATCAATCTAACGCAAGTTCTATTTTAGATAGATATAGAGACTTTTTAAAAGATATTACTTTAAATTTCTCATCTAATGCAGAGAGAAAATTTTTAACGCAATTAGATTTTGACGATAGTCATGATATTCAAATTGCTATGTCTTTCTTTAGTAAAAAGATAAGAGATATTATAGCTTATTATAAGAAGAAGCGTAACACTTTACATTATTCATTAACTAAAAGCAAGGTTAAAGGAAGTAGCGTAGGGGTTGAGCAAGCTTCAAAAGATATAATTATAGACTTTTTAGAAAATAGATCTACCGGTAAGATTGATTATAGTATTGAGGATATAAAGAATAATTTATCTGTTTCTTTAACTGAATATTATGATAATTTTTCACAGTATTTTAACACACCTCCTAATGTAAATAACTACGGAGCTAACTATAAAGAATACGAACCTGGTATATTAGCTAAAGAAGCGAGTTTATTTACTACGTTAGAATCAGACTTAGTTGATGAATTATTTTCATCTCTTAGTAATGAATTAAAATCTTTAAAGGAAGTTGATCAAACACTTAGTTCTAAAAAAAGACAAACTGAAAAATTTATAGGTTCTGATTTTTATTATTTGTCAACTGACAGTAACGGAACTCCCGACTTGGGGATACTTTTTAAAGCTGATAAACCTCATGCAAACTTTTTAAATCAAGATTATCCTTCTACAGCTTCTATATTTTCTGATCAAATAATAAGTGAAAGAGATTTAGGATTTTTTAGACCTCATAATTCTGGTGTAGTAACTATTCAAGGTAAGAGAATAGATTTCTTTACTAAGCAAGATTATAAGCCTAATCAATTTTACATATTCCCTGATCCAAATTTATTTACTAATACTGATTCCGTTCTTACTTTTATAGTAGATACTTCTACTTCTATAAATAACAGCAGTAAAGGTATAGCAAAAAATCAACCTAATACTGATAAAGAGAGTACATCATTTTTAGGGTATGTATCGGAAATAGAAGATAAGAGAGATTTAAATACTGATTTATCTTATCTTTACGATCAAGGTTATATTGATGATAGTAAAAAAGATATTTTTGGTAATATATTTGGTCTAGTAAAAGATAATGACTATTATAGAAATAATTTAACTTTTGAAATTCCTAAGACTATTAAAAATTTAGTTATAAATGGATATACATTTTTTGACGATTTATATAACGAAGGATATAATTTTGATTA